TGGCATACAATCCAGAACCGAAAGTATCCGACTGCCGCGAGATCGCCCGGAAGTGGGGCATGGACCAAGTGATAGTGCTCGGCATCGACCAGCAAAAAGGAACCTTCGCAACCGCGAGCTACGGTGAAACGAGAAAGCTGTGCGCACAAGCGAAGGCAATAAACGACCGCATCCATCGGATGGTCGCAACCGGCGAGATCGAGATAGATGCCTAACACCGAGATCAGCAACGCGGGGGCGAAAACCAAATAACTCTATGACCACTGCAACCGAAACCCAACCCCCAGCGAACGCCGAAGCGGACAGCCCCCCGCGTTGCGCTGTAGCGACGGGTTCTGAGGTCTGTCCATTCTGCGATGGCAAACACGACTGGTCCGACTGCCCGGTGGTCTACACGCCGATCACAGACTGCGAATATAAAGACGCTGAAGACGGGTGCTGCTTGCACCCGAAAAACATGACGCCGAGGATCGGCTTTTGTCGCTACTGCGGAACAAAGCTGATCCTATCTGGCGGCTGGGTTCCGAGCTACAATGACCCAGACAACGCTGGCGGCGCACCGGAAGCAGAGCCGACGTGCCCCACATGCGAGGCTGATCTGGAGCGCGACAGTCATGCCATCTAACGAACAACAAGCTGGTCACTTCGGCGCACTGCCGCACAGTTCTTACGGTCTCGTGCTGCGCCTCCGGTCCATCGCTGACGACGAATGCGCTGACGACGAATGGCAAGCGGGCGTACTCCGCCAATCTGCGGACGAAATCGAGAGGCTACGCGCAGCGCTGATCGAAGCTCGCGCTTCTTTCCTCAGTCTCCAGACGGTTTTCGGCGAACCGATCATGCGAAAATGGGCGGCGGTCAAGCGCATCAACGCAGCATTGGGCGGCGACTCCTCAATGGTCCCGAAGCCCTGATCGCCAGATGGCTGGGGCAACTGCATGCCTCCTCTGAGGAGAGGGCCTGCTGTTATTTTCCGGACCCGCGAGCGAGCCCGTCAAGGGAATTGCTCCCCTATCCCCTACTTTTGATTGCAACTCCGTGCAAACGGATGCAAATCGCCCATGAACTGACCGAATCGCACACAAAACCCTCGCACACGCGCGCGCATGATAAGACCTGAAGAATGGGATAAGTTTTTCTCGACCCTCTCCTGCCGGGGGAACGTCACGGACGCCTGCGCGGCTTCCGGCATCTCTCGCACCACCATCTACGCCTACGAGCGAGGCGAATTTCCTGCCGAGTGGGGAGACGCCGAGCGCAAAGAGTGGCGGGATCGTGAGCACGATGCGCGCCGTCAGGCAGGTGACCGTCTGGAGGCAGAGGCCTTCCGTCGGGGCGTGGATGGTATCGACGAGCCGCTCATCGGGCGCGTCGGCAAGGATCAGGATGGCATCATCACGACGGTCAGGCGCTACAGCGACGGGCTCCTGACGCTGCTCCTCAAGGCGAATCGCCCGGACAAATACAAGGACAGGACCGCGACGGAGCTGACCGGGAAAGATGGTGGCCCGATCAAGACCGAACAGAAGGTCATAGCGGTGCCGGCGATCGAGGAGGATGCGCCGGAGTGAGATGCGTGCCGCGGCATACCTCATCTTGATGGTCGCGCTCGCGCACGTCCCGCAGAATGCCGCCTGGGCATCAAATCCTGGCCCCCAGACAGAGTTTCTTGCGTGTGGATATCGCGAGGTTCTGTATGGAGGCGCGGCCGGCGGTGGGAAGTCGGATGGGCTACTCGCAGCGGGATCACGTTTCGCTGATGAGCCGGACATGAACGCTGTCGTGTTCCGCCGCTCCTACCCCGAGCTTCGCAACCTCATCCGGCGGTCACTTGAGTTCTACCCGTCCATCGGCGGCGTCTACAATCGATCTCAGCACGAATGGAGGTTTGAGAGTGGTGCGGCACTGATCTTCCGCTTCATCGCCAGCGAGGCCGACGTCTACGCCTACCAGGGCGATGCCTTCACGTTCATCGGTTGGGACGAACTCACGCAATTTCCGGGCGACGCAACCGATGAGGAGACCGGCGAAACCTACAACTCCGCCTACGTCTACATGCTCTCGCGACTTCGTCGCAAGGCCGGTTCGAAGATCCGGCTGATGGTGCGCGCGACCTGCAACCCCGGCGGCGTCGGCCATCATTGGGTCAAGGCACGGTTCGCGATCAACGACGCCGGCGACGCCTCGGTCCTGAAGGACCCGAAGACCGGGCTGCATCGCGCATTCTTCCCCGCCCGAATCCACCATAATCCACATCTGGCTGGTGGCGAATACGAGCGGACCCTTGAGGCTATGTCGCCAGAGAAGCGGAAGGCGCTCAAGGACGGTCGCTGGGACATCTTCGCCGGCGCGCAATTTTCGGAGTTCAACCCACGGATCCACACGGTCGATCCCTTCGCGATTCCGCTGCATTGGCCTCGCTGGCGCGGCGCGGACGATGGCTTTGTCGCGCAGGCCTGCTGCATCTGGCTCGCACAGAATCCGGACACGAAGCAGATTGTCGCTTGGGCCGAACTCTACAAGACGCAGATGACGGCGCCCTACTACGCCGAACGCGTAAAGGAGATCGATCGCCGCCAAGTCCCGGGGACTACTGGCGGCGAACCATTCTCCGATGAAAATCTCGACGGTATTCTCGACAGCGCCGCCTTTGCGAACAACGGGCAGTCAGACGTCAGCCGCGGCGACCAGATGAACCGCCTCGGCTGCGGCTGGAAACCTTCGATCAAAGGTCCTGGCTCTCGCCGGCTGCGGGTGAAGCGTCTCCATGACCTGCTCGCTCCGATCCCGAACGACCCGCTGAAGCGGCCCGGCATCGTGTTTATGAAAGGGCAATGCCCGAACCTGATCCGCACCATCCCTGCCCTGCCTCGCGCGCCGGACGACCCCGAGGACGTCGATACCGACGCCGAGGATCACCCGTTCGACGCCCTCACCTACGGCCTCCAGTGGCGCAGTTCGGGCGTCCGCCGTATCCAAATTTCCGGCTTTTGACCCTCCACAACCATGCCCGTCCAAACACCACATCCCGACTACGCGTTCAGACTCCCCGACTGGCAGAAGGTGCGTGCCTTTGCCGAAGGCGCTCGCGTCGTCCGCGCCGCCGGCGAAACCTACCTGCCCAAGCCGACCGGCTGGAGCAGCGACGAATACAACGCGTACCGGGCCCGAGCCGAAGTGTATGGCGCGACCGATCGCACGATCGATGGTCTCGATGGCGCGATCTTCCGCAAGCCGCCCAAAATCGAGGGGCTGGAGTCGGCGCAAGATCTCGTGGACGACGTCACGCTCGCGGGCAACACACTGACGGAATGGCTGCGCGATCTTGTGCGCGAGATCCTCGGTCCTGGCCGACGCGGCGTGCTGGTCGAGTTCAGCGGATCGCCCGACGATCCCGCCACCCGAGGGAACGGCACGCAGCGGCCCTATCTGGTGAACTACGCGCCCGAGCAGATCATCAACTGGGAGACGGCCAACATCGGCGGCAAGACGACCCTGACGATGGTGGTCCTACAGGAGACCTCGCTCGTCCCCTCGCCCTCCGACCCGTTCGTCAGGACATACCAAACCCGCTTCCGCGTGCTCCGATTGGTGGAGGGTCGCTACCTCATCGAGCTCTGGACCCCCATGAGTTCGCCGAATCCCGTCCAGAGCAGCGGGATTGCCGGATCGGCCCCGAAAACCGAAGAATCGGTGTTCGAGAAGACGGCCGAGATCGTGCCGACCCGCCGCGGTGTGCCGCTCTCCGATATCCCGTTCTTCTTCATCGGACCCTCCGGTCAATCAGCCACGCCCGAAAAGCCGCCGCTCCTCGATGTGGTGGACCTCTGTATCCTCCATTACATGACGAGCGCTGACTACGCCCACGGCCTGCATTGGGTCGGGCTCCCTACCCCGTGGGCCACGGGCGTTCGCGACAAAGAGCGGATCGGGATCGGTCCCACGACGATGATCGTCCTCGAGGACCCCGAGGCGAAGCTCGGCATGTTGGAGTTCACCGGCACGGGCTTGTCGGCCGTCAGGGAACGGCTCGATGGCCTTGAGCACAAGATGGCCGCACTCGGAGCGCGGATCCTCGAAGAGCAAAAAAAGCAGGCTGAATCCGGCGAGGCCCTGAAGCTGCGCCAATCCGGCGAAGCGTCGGTCCTGGCTGGCATCAGCGATGCAGTCTCACGCGCCGCGGAAGCGATCGTGCGGCGAATGCTATGGTGGAACGGCGCGGACGACGACCCGGACATCACGATCTCGCTCAACATGGAGTTCTTCGGCGCCGCGATGGACCCGCAGCTCCTGACCGCACTCATGCAGGCTCGCCAGTCCGGGGAGATTTCCCGCGAGACGTTCCTGTGGAACCTCCAGAAGGGCGAGATGCTGCCAGAGGACCGGACGATCGAGGACGAAATGGCGAAGATCAAGACCGAGGCGCCAGACCTGCCAGCGCGCAGCGCGGCGGCGGGAGGCGCGTGATGACGCCCGATGAGGCAGTTCGGTTTCTGGATAGGGCGGTCGCGCAGCTCGGCGAGCATTTCGACTGCGTCCAGATTCTGGCCTCATGGCCAGACCCGGATGGCAACGGAACGCGCGCGTCCTATCGCGGTGGCGGCAATTGGTTCGCCCGGCAAGGCATGGCCCACGATTTCGTCGAGATCAACCAGGCCACGACGTCCGCGCGGGAGATCGGCCGGGCGATAGAGCCGCCGCCCGACGATGGCGAAGCCTGGAAGGAAGGAGCGAGTAAACCGTGAAGCCTCCCACCCGCGCACCCTTCTATGCCGCGATGTATCCGGGTCTCTGTGACGTTGCCCGATCGCACGGCTACGCGTTGGCGATCCATGGAACCGTAACGAGTGACCTTGATCTCATCGCCTGTCCGTGGACCGACGAAGCCTGCTCCGCCGACGAACTACGCGACGTGCTCATGGAGCACATCAACGCCTGCGACTATGAGCAATCGCTGGTCCGCTTCGGGCTCAAGCCAGAGGAAGCCGCGCAGATCGCCGCGCGCTCCGCTGCCGACAAGACCGCGAAGCCGCACGGCCGCATCGCGTGGAATCTCTATCTCGACAACGGCTGCAGGGTGGACCTCTCGGTCATGCCGAGGCGCGAAGGACTATGAACGCCGCGGACATCATCGCCGACCGTCTCGTCACGCGCGGCATCTACCTGGAGCGCTACAAGTCGGGCTTCAATAACCGGATATTGGCCGAGATCGAGAAGCTGGAGGATGACCTCACGCGCGAGCTGGCAAGTTCGTTTTCGAAGGGCATTCCGAATGCGAGCGTCAGAGTCCGCCGGCTGGAAAATCTGCTTGGTCAGGCCAGACAGATCATCAAGAGCACTTACGCGGGCAATGCTAAGCTCGCCGGGAAAGAGCTCCTTCGCCTCGCCGCCAACGAGCAGACTTACGTGGTCGATGCCGTTAACGAGACGGCCGGCATCGAGCTCGCGAACCGGACACTCAACTATGACGAATTGAAGCGCCTCACGGACGGAACACTCATCGAAGGCGCGAAGTCGGCCGACTGGTGGAGCCGCCAATCCGACGACCTGCAGAAGCGATTCGGCGACCAAATGCGAATGGGCGTGACGCGCGGCGAGACGCTCGACCAGTTGGTCGCGCGCGTACGTGGCACGCAGGCACGCGCCTATCAGGACGGAATCATGACGGCATCGCGCCGCCAAGCCGAGGCGATCGTCCATACATCCGTGCAGACCATCGCGAACGAGACTCGGCTCGCGAGTTACGAGGCGAACGCCGACATCATCAACGCGCTCCAATGGGTCGCGACACTGGATAGTCGCACAACCCAAATATGCATGGCCCTGAATGGGAAAATGTGGACCACTCGCGATAAACGTCCGATCGGTCACGACAAGCAGTGGCCGGGTCCGACAGCCCACTGGCGCTGTCGATCGACACAAGTGCCGGTCCTGAAGAAATGGGAGGACTTGGTCGCGAGCCAAGACAAGGCAGCGCTGGATGAGGAGTTCCGGAAGCAGCTCCGCGAACAGGGCTTCGACGACGACGCAATTGCGAGCATCCAGCGCAACACCCGCGCATCCCTTGATGGGCAGGTCGCGAAGGACATCTCGTTCGACGAATGGCTCGCGCAGAAATCGCCCGAATTTCAGGACGAGATGCTGGGCCGCGGCCGCGGCAAGCTATTCCGCGATGGTAAGATCACGTTGACTGACCTGATCGACCAATCGGGCCGGCCGCTCACGATCACAGAGCTGGAGTCGCTGCCCCAACCTCGTCCGGGGCCTGAGCCGGTGAAGTTGCCTACTCTCAGGCCGAAACGCGCCATTCGGGACCGACAGGCACCGCCATCGGCACCCGCGCCCGATGAAGCGCCGCTCGTCAGTTTCGCGACCGAGACACCGCGCAGTTCACCGGTCAGCAGGGCATTGACGATTCCCCCCGATGCGGAGCGCGCCCCATCATACGAAGCAACGTTGCGGGTGATCGATTCGATCCACGACGACGGAAAACTTCCGGTCATCCCGTTTATCGAGAACCGTGCGACCGTAAATATCGGCGGCTACGCTTGGCGAGGATTCACGGGCGAGTCCATTGACCTGACGATATCCCGCGTCGGCCCGCATCCTGAATTGACCTTGTTGCACGAGGTCGGCCACTTGCTTGACCATCAGGCACTCCACATCAGGGGGCAGTACGCGTCCGAGAAATCGCCGCTGCTCGAAGTCTGGCGTCGCATCGTCCAAGCGACGCCGACAGCGAAGAAACTGCGGTTGGCCGCCGCCGGAAAGAAGATCGATGGACGCTGGCCGAGCGACGGCCCCAGCGAGTTCGCCAGGCTCCTGCCACTCCGCGAGATGTGGGCGCGGGCCTACACGCAATACGTGGTTATGCACGCCGGAAACCCTGCATTGCGGGCCCAATTCGACCTTGCGGCCAGGCGCCTCATGAGGCTATATTTCTGGCCAGCAGACGAGTTTGAATCGATCGACCTGGCTATCACCTCTCTCCTGCAATCGAAGCAATGGCAACCGCAGCCGTAACGACAGAGCCGCTCATCGTCGGCAACCTCACCATTCCGGCCGAAAATGCCGAGGAGTGGACGCGTCTGAACGAAGAGGCTCATCAGCTGAATGAACGCGGCGAAGAGATGCCTCGCTCCATGCGGATGCGGCTCTTGGTCCTTGAGGGTGCCACGGAAGGCGAAGCGGAGTTGCTGACCCGCTCGCCCGCCACGGCCGAATGCGACGACACTCACGATCGTTGAGGCTCGTGATCGCGGCTGCGCAAGCGCCTTCGGGCAAACGTGACAATCACCCGCCGTATTTCTTTCGTCGAAGATATTAATTGTGTTTGCACGGGTTTGCAACCATGGTGCGGGCATGACGAACCCGACCAGCCTCCCCTCCCCAGACGATCTCCGCAGGAAGATCGCATTCCTCAGCCTCGCCGAGGCTCGCGCCCTCATCTATTTTCTCATGCAGTCGGAAGAATGGTCTGTCGCCGCCAGGCTCAATCTCACGGCCGAACAGGCAAAGCAGAACGTTGCCGAGAGGGTCCTCGACTTTCTCGCCGGCCTTGAGGGGAAGCTGCCGCGATCATGAGGACTTGCCCGCCAGAGGATTGCCGCCATGCTGCGGCCCGTGGCTTCGGTCCAACGGGCGCAGGCATCCATCTGGCGTTACGACATCGTGCACGGCGGCATCATCCTGATGCCCGCGGGTGCGAAGTTGTTGTCGCTCGCTCGTGTGCGAGGCGCGCTCAAACTTTGGGCGCTCGTCGATCCCGAGATCCCGAAGGTGAAGCGCCGAATCCACGTCATCCCAACCGGTGGCGCGGTCGATCCTGGGTGGGAGTTCGCCGGCACCTCGACATCAGGCCGCGGCGCTAATGTGTTTCACATATTTTTGGAGGCCCCATGAACAAAAAGCCGAGTGATCACGCTCCGCTGCCGCATCACCCCGTCGATGCCATGAAGGCGCTTGGCGTTCCGATGACGCCAGAAGCCGAGGCGCAAATCCGTGCGATCTGTGATGAACAGATTTCCCCAAACAAATACGGGATAGAATGCGCCCGAGACGGCATCGCCGAGGAACCAAACCCGCTTTTGCGTGATTGCCTGCGGAGATTACTGAGGGCCAGTGAAGGTATTCCGGCGAACACGGAGCGGATCATCGCAATTGATGAACGCGAGCTAGCGATGTACGAGCCGAAGCGAAAAAGCGAATATGCGCGCGCGGTTGAGATGTTCGCCTGCTCACATGCACGTCGCGAGATTCCCGCCGAAGAACCAAGCCTTGATCAAAGAATCAACGCCCTCGCGGATAAGTACCATCTCGATGTGACACGCGACCCCAGATTGGGGGCGATCAGGTTTCGGGCAATCGGCCCTCATCCTGTCGGCCCAGCCTGAACCCAGTCGGAAAGAAAATCTGCACCCTCTCCGCAGCTTTTCGGTTGCAAACCGTTAAAACCCGCCGCAAATCGCGCTCACTTACCCACTCCTACGCATGGCACTCAAACTCACGGTCGATACTTTGGACGATGTCGCGGAAGCCCTCCGGCCCGCCTACAAGCAGCGCACGGACGGCGCCGGATTCATCCTGGATGTCGATGGTGGAGTCGTCGCGAAGTCGGTCCACGACGAGTTTCGCCAGAACAACATCAAGCTGCAGAAGCAGCTGAAGGATTTGGGTGACTTGACGCCGGAAGCCCTGCTCGAACTGCAAGAGAAGGCGACGAAGCTCGAGGCCGATCTCACGGCTGCCCGGAAAAACAAGGACGTGGATGCCGAGGCGCGCATCAAGGCGATCCAGGACGGGCTCCAGAAGAAGATCGATGAGGCGGCGAAATCCGCCGACGGCTATAAGGCGCGGCTGGAAAGTGTCCTGATCGACGGCGCGGTCGCCAAAGCGGCGATCGCAGTCGGGGCTCACGAGACCGCCCTCGACGATATCTCGGCCCGCGTTCGCCCGAGATTCCGGATCGGCGAGGACAACCAGCCCTACGCGGTCGATCCGCAGGGAAACAAGATTTACGGCGAAGACGGGAAGCCCTTGGGCATCGATGGCGCGGTGCGCCAGTTGACCAAGCAGGCCCCCCATCTGTTCAAGCCTTCAACCGGCGGCGGTGCCGCCAACTCGTCTGCCGGCGGCGGGCGCTCAACCTCCGCGAACCCGTTCAAGAAGGAGTCGTGGAATCTTACCGAGCAGGCGAAGTTGATCAAGTCCGACAAGGCTGAGGCGTCCCGCCTCGCGGCTGAAGCCGGCACTACCCTGCCCGTCTGACGATTCCGGCTCTTTCTCAGGTGTTCGCGGCGACGCGCCACGCTGGCGTGAAACCAACCTAGCACAGGAGAAAACCAATGTCTGTCGATATCACCGCAGTCGCGGATGTCATCATCCCCGAGCTGTTCACGCGCTACTCTCAGGAGCGCACCGCCGAAAAATGGGCCCTCATCCAAGCTGGCATCGTGGTCCGCGATGCCGAGTGGGACCGCAAGGCCGTCGACGGGTCCAAGACCGTCCAGATGCCGTTCTTCCAGGACATCTCGGGCAGTTCGCAGGCGACGCCGGGCGACGGCTCGTCCAGCCTGAACGTCAACAAGATCACGTCCGCGCAGGACAATTGCGCGCTCCACTACCGTTCCAACGCGTGGGGCGATAACGATCTCGCCGGCGTGATGGCCAAGGCCGATCCGCTCGGGGCCATCAGCTCCCTCACGGGTGACTACTGGGCGCGCGAGTATCAGCGCCTGCTGTTGCTCGCGCTCGCGGGCGTCTTCGGTGCCGCCTCGATGGCAGCCAAGATCCTCTCCTACTTCAACGCCGACGTCGGCGCGAACGGCAAGAAGGAGCTCGACGACGAGGTCACGATCGACGCCATCGGTCTCATGGGCGACGCCTCCGAGAAGGTCACAGCGATGGGCGTCCATTCCGATGTCCGCAACGGCCTCTGGAAGAAGGGCCTCATCGAGGTCGTGAAGTCCGGCGACGAGAACCTCCAGTTCTTCATGGGTCGCCGGTTGATCATCGACGATTCGATGCCCAAGCAGGCGGTCACAGGAGGGTACAAGTACACCTCCTACCTCTTCGGCCAGGGCGCGTTCGCCTACGGCGAAGGCAAGGCCAAAAATCCGATCGAGGTCGGCCGCGATATCCTCAAGCGCAACAGCCTTCTGGTCAACGATAAGGTCCTCATCCTCCATCCGCGCGGTGTGAAGTGGTCACTGGACCACGCCGGCGATACGCCCACCGACGAGGAGATCGAAACCGGCACCTCTTGGGTGCGGGCGTTCGAGGCCAAAAACGTTCGCCTCGCGGCAGTCGTCACGAACGGCTGAGCGACGGCGATCTAGGGGTAAAGGGGAGCCGGCCTGCAATCTCCCGCGGGCCGGCTCTTCCCCAACACAGTAACCGCAATCTCAATACACGCCAACCATGGCCAATCTCATTCCTGTCTTTCGCGGCGGTCAGCAGAGCGCCTACCAGCTCAACAAGCGCATCGCCGCCCTCCGCAAGTTGTCGCCCTCCACGGCGGCGACCGCTCCTGTCAATGCCATCGCGGCCTCGCTCGCGACGGCATTGACGGGCACCAACAACGACCTCGACTTCACCGCCAAGGTGAAGGGTGCGGCCGGCAACGATATCACGATCACGTACGTGAATCCGGGCGTCGAGACCGCTACTGAATCGGTCGCGGTCACCGGGTCCGACATCGTGGTCACCCTTCGCCGGGTCAGCTCGGTGCTGTCCACGGCCGCGCAAGTGCAGGCCGCCATTGAGGCGAACGCCGAGGCCAACGCCCTCGTGTCGGTGGAAAATCACTCGACCGATACCGGCGCCAGCAGCGTCATCGCGATGTCCGAAACTCCTCTCGCGGGCGGGGTCGACGGCACGCCCGGCGAAGCCTGGGAGCAGCGCTACAACGGCGGCTACCTCTACCTCCACGCCAGCGATGCAGCCGGGACGGTTTCGACCGCAAACTGGAAAAAGTGGTCGGTCTCCGCCGCCTGATCCTGAGCCATGCCGCTTGAGGTCATCGTCGAGGATGGGACTGGCGTCCCGGATGCCAATTCCTATTCGAGCATTGCCGACGCGGACGCGTATGTAGATACGCGCCCGCGTTCCGACGCTTGGGTCTCGCTCACCGATGATGCGAAGGCCCAATTCCTCATCCACGCGACACGCTACCTGGATGGCGCGGTAGACTGGTCCGGCGACCCGTTGGCGGATACGCAATCGCTCGCATTCCCGCGATCCTGCGACTCCGGGATCGACGCGGCGTTCCCGCGGGTGATCAAGATCGCAACGATCGAAATGGCGATCGAGATGGTATCGCGCGATGTCGCATCCGATGCGGCCATGTCTGGGTTTCGGAGCGTCAAGGTCGGCCCGATCGAGATCGAGGCCGACTCCATTCGGCCATCGCCCACCCTGCCCCGCTTCGTCCGCGACCTGATCGCGCCGTATGGCTTAGCGCGCGGTTCGTCGGCAAACGTCAGCTTGATCCGACGATGAGCCTGCTCGCAATGACCCGCGCTGCGGTCGAGACGGCATTCGGGGCCGCCGGCGATCTCGTCGTATCCGACACATGGCGACGGGCAGCTACAGCCAGCTATTCGACCGAGGATGGCACTCCGACCGCGACTTTCGATGATCGGATCGTGCGGGCTGTCGAAGACAAGGTATCGGTCTCGACCGCGAACCGGCTCCAGCTCTCCGCCTCAGCGGTGAGGCTCTGGATACCGGCGGTCGATTTCGAGGGCACAACTGAGATCTTTCCGACGCTCTCCGACAAGGTCATCCACCGCGGGAAAACCTATCGAGTTCGGGAATGCGCCTTCGCGGGTACGAAAGCCTTGTGGGAAATCCACGCGGACGCGTAACCATGGACGCAGGATCCCTTGCCCCGAAGCCGAACCCGATGGCGAAATATCGGGAGTGCCGGACTGCATTCGAGTTCGCCGCCGACCTGCATCGGGCCGCACAGGTCCTCGGGATCGAATCCGCCCGGGAAACCGCCGTCACACTGGGGTTGGAACTGGTCCGGCTCATCAGCTTCGGAACGCCGGTCGATACCGGCCGCGCAAGGGCGAACTGGTTCATCGCCGAAGGCGCCCCGCGGCTAGAGACCACGGAATCCACGGCGCCGCCCAGCTACACGGGCGCGGGCTTGGAGGGCAAGACCGTGATCTATATCACGAACTCCCTACCCTACATCGTGCCGCTCGAATACGGCCACTCAAAGCGGGCTCCGCACGGCATGGTCCGCCGGGCCATCGCGGAAGTGTCGGCGTCCATCGCCGTCGGGAGGGCCGCATGAGCTTCGCACTGGAGCGCAAGCTGATCGAGACTGCCTATGAGGTCGGTATGCCATCGGGCAGCGCTATCGCATACGAGAATGTGCCCTTCACGCCGCCTGCGGAAGGCTTCACGAGGATCTCGATCATAGGTGGCGGCGAAGGTCGCTTCCTCGGTCTCACGGCGAGCGATCAGCAGCGATTTCCCGGCGTGATCGACGTCGCGATCTTCGTCCGGCCCGATGTCGGGACCGGCTCCCCGCGTGCGATTGCGGATCAGATCGCGATCGCGCTGGCGAATCGGACGCTTTCCCAAGGCTTCACCACAATCCGGACCTTTGGGGCGCAACTGGACGTGATTGGGCGGGCCGGCGACTGGCACCAATCAAACGTGACTATCCGCTACGAAAGGGACTCGCTATGAAGCCTCAATTCCGCGTCGAAATTGCCAGCGGCGTTATCACGCGATTCCTCGGAGACACGCAGGTGGCCTCGGCGGGGGTATTCACGGCGCGCGACATCCTGCCACTGGAGCTCGTCTTCCTACTCGGTACTACCGATGTGACCGAGCAGGTCCTGTCCGAAGGGGCCGTGCTCCGCATCGGGATCCGGGGCGAGCCCGGCACGGGCGTGTTGCTGGCGCAGTCCGACACCTACACGCTCGAAGATGGGGTCGCGAACGTGACCCTGGACATGAACACGGCCGAGATCGCCGCGTTCGCGGATGCGCTACCGAACGGCATCAACGAAAAATCCGCGTGGATCGAAGTCGAGGTCGAGTCGGCGGATGCGTCGAGCCGCGTGACCTATGCCCGGCAGTCAATTACGATTCGGTGCGAGGTCAATATGGAGGGGGACGAGCCGCCTCCTGCCGCCGCCGACAGCGCCCAATCGGCGGCCGATAGCGCCGAGGCCGCTGCTGCTTCCGCGGCTGCGGTCGCGGAAGCCCTCGCGACCAAAGCGAACATCGCCTCCCCCACCTTCACGGGAAGTCCCGCCGCGCCGACTCCCGAGACAAGTGACAACTCCACCAGGCTCGCCACCACGGCCTTCGTGAAGGCCAACGCTGGTGGAGGTGGTGGCATCGCCGACGGCGACAAGGGCGACGTGGTCGTGTCGGAGTCGGGCGCCGTGTGGGAGGTCGCGCCGAAACTTCGGCCGAGCGGGACTGCGGCTGCCGGCGACGAAGCCTTGCGGGCGATCGGGACCAGCGCGGGTGAGGCCTGCGCCGGAAACGATGCTCGCTTGAGCGATGCCCGAGCGCCGACCGCGCATGTTCATCCGATTTCCCAGGTGACCGACCTTGCGTCAGCCCTGTCCGGAAAAGTGGATACGGGCGATTCGCGGTTGAGCGATGCACGCACCCCCACGGCCCACGCCGCATCGCACGGGAGCGGCGGCAGCGACGCGGTGACGCTCGCGCAGTCGCAGATCTCGGGCCTCGTCGCCGCGCTCGCCGCCAAGGCCGACGCGTCGGACCTCGCAGCCAAGGCGCCCCTGGCCTCGCCGGCGCTCACGGGCACACCGACGGCCCCGACTGCGACGACGGGAGATGCGAGCACCAAGTTGGCGACCACGGCCTTTGTCGCGGCCGCGATTGCAGCATTGATCGGCGGTGCGCCCGGCGCACTGGACACTCTCAAGGAAATCGCCGACGCTCTCGGCGACGACGAGGATTTCGCCGCCACGATTACGGGCGTGGTCGCGGGCAAACTCGCGAAGGCATCGAACCTCTCTGACATCACCGATGCCGCAGCCGGCCGCACCAACCTCGGCGTTGCCATCGGCTCCGATGTGCAGGCCTACAGCGCCAACCTTGCCGCGCTCGCCCCCATCGTATCCACCGTGACAGGACGCTCTTTGCTCGCGGCGGCATCAGCCTCGGCGGCGCGGACGCTGCTCGCGCTCGATGCGGTGGACAACACGGCCGACGCCGACAAGCCGATCAGCACAGCCACGCTGGCGGCACTTGAGGGGAAGGAAGACGTCGACGCTGCGAGCAAGACCTATACGCGCACCGACGAGACGGCCAAGACCGCCACGCCCGTGCTCACGCTGGAAAACACCACGCCGTCGGGCTCGAATGTCAGCACCCGGCAATGGTCGCCGGCGATTCGGCTCCGCGGCCAAGGATGGACCGGCTCGGCGAGTGAAGCCGTCGAGGCCACCTGTTGGTTGGAGACCGGCAGCGCCAGCCCACATGCCGTCGGCACCTTCGTGGTCGAGTTGCGGAAGCAGGATGGCAGCGCGACCCAACTTCGCTTCGCCGGCGACAGCGGCAACCTGACCGCCGCCGGCCTCGTCGCCGCTGATCGCTTCGGCAAGACTTCGACCTTGGGCGAGAATGGACTGACGACGGACCAGGACACGCTCTACATCACGGCGGCCAGTGCGATTCAGCTGACCAATCCCGTTCTGTTCGGCGAGGCGATCGGCGGTTACGCGCGGCTCGCGGCGGCGGTGGCCGGCGTGCTCCAGCTGAGCGACGGCACGGGCTCGGCCGATGCGATCCTACGCGGTCTCGCCACACCGACTGCGAACAATGACGCCGCGCCCAAGGGCTATGTCGACGCCGCGCAACGCCCCAGCACCGTCCTTGTCTCGGGCACGACCAAGACCCTTGCGCTCACCGATGCGCACACCGTCCAGCCGTGCACCAACGCGGCCGGCTGCACGATCACCGTGCCGCCGAATAGCGACGTCGCCTTCCCGATCGGCACCGAGATCCTCTTCCACGTCGCCGGCGGTCCGGTCACCTTCGTGGCCGGCTTCGGGGTGGCGGTGTATCCGGCCTATACGTTGGTCAGCCCGCGCAAGTTCTCCGTGATGAGCCTGCGCAAGACGGCGACCGACGGCTGGGCGCTCGCTCCCTACGGCTTCGTCCCGGCCGGCGCGCCCACCGTGGCCGAGAGCACGATCGCCCGCACGCTTTCGACGGACGACGTGGGGAAATGGATACGCTGCACCAATGCCGCCGCGATCACGATCGCCGTGCCTGCGCAGGCGGACGTTGCCTGGCCCGACGACACCGAGGTCTACATCGAGCAAGCCGGCGCCGGCGTCATCACGCTCACCCCCGGCGCCGGCGTGACGCTCAACGGCGCGCTCAGCAGTGCCGGTCAATATACCTCGCTCGGGCTCAAGCGTGTCGACGAGGATGTGTGGTCGGTGATCGGAGGTGTGGAGTCATGACCTCGCGCATGATGTCCATCATTGCCGCCGCAGCCGCGCGGCGCGGCGCGGGCGGCGGCCCGTACGATCCCGCGACCGATGCGTCCGTGGTGCAATGGCTGCGCTCCGACGAGCTCGAGGGTACGGCCTCCGGCGCGGCGGTGTCGCGCTGGCCTGCGGCGAAAGGTGTGGATGCGATCACCGGTGGATCAGTATCTCCCTCCTATTCGGCGAGCCAGCAGAACGGCCGCGGCGCGGTGCGGTACCAGAACAGCGGTGGGTTTCGCTATCATCGCACCGAGTCGGCCTTCGGCCCAATCCCGCAACCCTATACAATATGGGCGGTGTTCCGCACACCCGACTTGGGGTTCAATAATTGTTACCTCT